AACAGTGCGTGCGCTGTTGCGTCAGTTGGCTTTGGGATGCCAACGGACTCGTTCAAAAATTTGATGTATGCATTCATAGCGGTGCGTCCTTTTTATTGATCAATTGATCCATGGTTGAAGAGTTGTTGGCAAATTGATTGGTGGGTATAGATGCTGCCCATGGGTCCTTCACCTTGGCCAACAAATGCGCCGCGCTCACGGGTCTCTGGGTTCCACTCCCACACCATTGTTTCGGCGTATGTGCCACCAAACATAGATGATGACTCGCGATTTATGGTGCTCACAAAAAACACTTTGTCATCGTGATGTACGTAGGATTTCATTACTTGCTGACTCATAGTGGTGCCTCTGGTAGTTGGTTGCGTTGTTGCGATTGGTAGGCGCGCTCTTGTTTGGATGTCCATGGAACTGGGCCAGTGGGTGGTGGGAATGGCCATGTCTTCATGATGTCGCTCCTGATTTCAAAAACTTGACGAGGCGATCAATGCCACGTCGCTTGTTGCGTGTGCCGCGTATCCACCACAACCCAGTGCTCGGCCAATAGTCAATTGCTTGTGCGCCCTTCATCAAGACTAGGTGCACACCATGGTTGTGAGACGTGAAGGCAAAGCCCTCACGCTCGAGTCTGGATGTGGACTCGGCCATGTTGGATCGTCTCTTAGCTTGCTTCATCTCGCGAAACTGTGCCCATCCGTCTGCCATGTCACCCATTGTTTTCTCCTGTTGCTTTGGCGATGGCGGCGTATGCAATTTTTCGCGCTGATGATGTTGCGTCGATGCTTGCGCAGTCGTCGTGCATGTCGAACAGGGGAGTCACTAATTTCAAAGCCTCCAACAACTCAGGCGCTGCTGCGATCAGGCGGGCGTTGGCCTCATACTCCTCGAGGCTTTTACTTGTGTATGGCACAACCACTCTGGCAACGTACTCACCACCAGCAGAGATAAAAATATCTTTCAGCTCAGTTGATTTTGATCTGCGCGATATGGACCAAGGTCCCTTTGTGTAACTCATCACGGTCTCCAAATAAAAATGTCAAGCAGTACAACTGCTATTGCAAAGAGGTAGGCAGCAAGTTTCATAGCTCACCTGCCGCGCGTTGCTCGTGGTACTTGAGGCCCAGTTGCAAGATCAGCTTGGCGTCTTCGACCTCCATCTCGTTGTGCTCAGCAAACTTCTCGATGGTGAGGTAGTTGTTGAAGTAGTCGAGGAACAAGTCCGCGAGTGCAATTTTCATTTTCATGACCGCTCCTTTGTGATGATTGACTGAATATCTTGATCGCTCAAAATGCGCATCACTTTCACCGCCTCAGTCTCTGCGCGATATTGGCTGCGTGCATCGCCGCGCCAAGTGAACTTGTTTCCGTCTACTAATGTGATCGTTACTGTGTACATATCAGCTCCTTGCATAGCCCCACTCGGGCATGGTCCAGCCAGACATCTTGCCCAGCATGTCGAGGTCCAATTGACTGCGCTTGACCTCACCGCGTAAGTAACCTTTGTACAGATCCATCTGGCTCAACCAGTAAGCTTTCATGGCCTCGCTGGTTTTGTTGGGGAATGGTGTGCCGGCATACATGTTGATGCGGTCTTGGATGTACTGAATCATGTTTGGCTCTTGCATAATGTTCTCCTGTTGGTAACAGTGTATCACATTTGTGAAGTTATCGAACAACTCGGCAAAGGCGCATCGACTGTGAGCGCATGCGGCGGTCGTAGCGGTCCTTGCAGTCAATGGCACGTGTGCGATCGGTGAACACCTCGCAGCCACCAACCTCCTCCCAACGGTCGCTGGCGTCGTCGGCGTCCTGTTGGCGAGAGAAAGTTTGTTGGCTCAGTTGGTTGGCGCGATCGATGATATAGATGGTGTACATGTTTGGACTCCTGTCGTGACCAGTTACGCTGGCTCGTTGATGCAATCATATCACAACATTTATACGTTCTCACAAAAAGAATTTAAAAATATTTTCATCTGTGATGTGGTTCACAGGTGCTATACTCGCGGCAACTTCAAACTCTCAAAACAGGAATGCAGCCAAATGAACGATCCAAAGTACAAATTCGGTGACACTGATCAACTGTGGCATAGGGGGGGGGAATACTTTATTTCTCAAGACGAGCCAGTCATGGTTCTTCGCGGCAAAGATGTGACTTCGCTTGCGGCTGTCTGCGCTTACGTTCAGGCCTTGCTTGATATGTCTGAGAACGAAGTGGTGAATAGCCACCTAGACTCTAGCCTTGAGCGCCTGAAAACATTTTGGGAATATCAAACAACCAGTGGTGTGGCGGGCGTTGGCTGCTCTCAAAAGCATCACTCTGGCTCCGAGCAGTACATCGACAAAGCTGAGAAGCTTTTGCGTGAGCTGCGATACATCAAATAATTCAGAAAGAAAACACAATGAACTACGATCAGTTACTCAAGCATTTCAAAACCCAAGTGGCAGCCGCTAAGGCGCTGAAAATTTCACAACCTGCGGTTTCGAATTGGAAGGTGCGCGGCATCCCAGCGATGCAGCAAGTCAAGATCAATAAGGTGACCAAGGGCGCACTGAAGATCGACAAGGGCATCCTTTAAACTTTTAGGTCGGGCCACAGGGTGGCCACCTTCGTGCCAGTTCGTCTTGCTGGCCGTGGCCCGATCACCTTCTCTTCAAGACGTCAAAGCAAGACGATGACAACAGACAATAACGAATCAAAACTCTCCGACATTCAGAAGTCTCAGATAGAGCACGCGTTTGCGTACATGCAGCGTGGGTGGTCATTGGTGATGATGCCGATGAAGACGAAGGGGCCGAATTACCCGGGCTGGAACAGCCCCTCGGAATTGATCAACACCCCAGAGCGCGCGGTGCTGAAGCTCAGCCAAGGCCCACAGAACATGGGTCTGGTGCACCAACCCAGCGGAACCTGCGCGCTCGACGTGGATGACGAGGCATGGTCTCGTCACATCATGGAGGAGCTTGGCATCGACTACGACGCCATCATTGCGCAGGGTATGCGCATTCGCAGCAAGGACAACCGCGACAAGGTGATCTTCGTCGGCGCCCCTTCAGACCTTCCGCTGCTCAAGATCACGTGGCCAAAGAAGGACGCCAAGTCGCCCGTCGATCGCTTCACCATCATCGAGTTCCGTGCAGGCCCCAACCAAGACGTGCTGCCGCCATCGCAGCACCCTGATGGGCACAACTACACGTGGACAGAAGGCCGTGCACCGTGGGACTTCGAAGAGATGCCCACCATGCCAACGATCTTGCTGGATCTGTGGCGTCAGCTGGCGGACCGCTCGAGCGGTCTGCGCGAAGAGATTGACAACATGTGCCCATGGAAGACCATGCACTCAGGCAAGCGTTACGCGCAGCAGAGTCGCACCGTCAACCCTGAGCACAACGATGTGATCGGCGCGTACAACAAGGCCGTGAGCCTTGAAGACCAGTTGACGCAGGCGGGCTACCGCAAGAAAGGCAAGCGTTGGCTGGCCCCCAGCTCATCCACGCGCATTCCCGGCGTCGTGGTGTTCCTCGACCAAGAGCAACAAAAGTGCTACAGCCACCACGGAAGTGATCCATTGGCCGATGGCTACGCTCACGATGCGTTTGATCTCATGTGCACTCTGCAGCACAACGGTGACATCAAGGGCGCACTCGATGAGGCGGCCAAGCTGGTGGGGATTGAGCGGCACGCACCCAAGCGCAAGCCCGACGTGGTCATTGACCTCGACGCAGCCCTCGCTGCACAGGCCAAGCGCAAGGCTGCAGCTCAGACAATCCCCGTGCTCGAGCGCAGCACCACACCCATCACCTCGACGACCATCATCATCGATGAGGAGCGTGACCTGCCTGTGCTTAAAAAAGAGGCAGCCAACTCGGATGAGCTGGCCTACGACGTGCCGGACTACCCGCGGCACTTGCTGCAGCCCGGCGGCATCGTGCAGGAGATCATGGAGTGGATCTTGCAAACGGCCCAGAAGCCTCAGCCCATCCTCGCATTGGCTGGCGCACTGAGCGTGGTGGGCACAGTGCTTGGCCGCAAGGTGGCTACGAGCACCGGCCTGCGCACCAACTTCTACCTCGTCGGCGTGGCCGGCACATCCGCAGGCAAGGACCATGCACGTAAGTGCGTCAAGGTGCTGATGACCGCGGCCGGCCTGCACGACTTGCTGGGTGGTGAAGAGCTGGCATCCGGTCAGGGCCTCTTGGCACGCACAGCCGCGCACCCCAACACCTTATTCCAAATCGATGAGCTTGGCCTTTTACTCAAGGCTGTGGCCACCAAGGGATCAGGTCCACACCTCGCGTCGATCATTACCAGTTTGATGAAACTCTTCAGCTCAGCAGGCACGGTCTACAACGGCACAGAGTACGCGGACCAAAAGAACCGCAGCCGTGTGGACATTGCGTACCCCTGCGTGGGCTTGCATGGCACGACCACACCTGAGACGCTGTGGCCTGCGCTGCAGAGCCAAGACGTGGTGAGCGGCTACCTGAACCGCATGATCATGATGTTTGTGCCAGATCGTCGCGTGCAAAAGCAGTACGTGGGCATCGGTCAGCCACCGCAATCAATCATCGATTGGATGAAGGCGGCTCGCGAGATGAGCAACGGCATCATGGGCCTAGACCCAGCCAACCCGATCGAGGTGCCATTCGCTGGTATGACCAACCAGATCTTCATGGACTTTGACACGTGGGTCGAGGACCACATGGAAGAGGTCAAGGCCAAGCAGTTGGCTCCGCTGTGGGGTCGGGCATGGGAACACGCCGCAAAGTACGCTCTGGGCTTCGCATGCGCCCGCTACGACGCTCAAACACTCAAGCAGGTAGCTCAGGGTGGCGGACTGGAGATTGACCCCTCCAGCGCCCAATTGGCCATCGACTTCGTCAAGTTCACGATGCTGGTCCAAGAGGATCAGGTTGCAACCCGCATGGGTGACAGCGACTTTGATCGTTGGTGTCAGGACACCCTGCGAGTTGTTAAGCAGGGTGGAGCTGCAGGTAGGACCGAGTCAGAGCTGACACGATTCAGTCGCACGTTCAGGGCATTGGAGCCTCGCCAACAAGATTCAATCATGGATGCATTGAAGCGCCGTGAGGCAGTCAAGTTGGTTCAGTTCAAGCCATCGTCTGGCCGTGGAAAATCTCGTATGGCTTGGGTAGCTTATGAGTTTGCTATCAGTGATGAGAATGAAGAGGATGATGAGTAACCCGATTAAACGAGACAAACGACGACATGGTTGTCTCCACGGGAAGGCGGCGTGGGGCAAGGGATTGAGGTATATAACATATAAAAAGAGATACCTTCTTAATAGTATATATAAATATACTTTATCCCTCCCCTCTATTCTTATGGGGTACCGTCTCTTTTAATCATTTGTTGCGTTTACTCAATTTAATGTATTGTATAAATACATAAATAAATGTATAATGCGACCCTCAACTTTTAAGGAATGAATCATGGAAAAAGAAGTCAAGCAACGTGGTCGTAAGCCAATGGCATTTGAGGATCGAATGCAGCAACGTGTGGTGACCTTCAACGAGAAGACTGCGTTCAAATTGCTGCGCATTGGTGAGGGCAATATGAGCCTTGGAATTCGTCGCGCAGCTGAGATTGCATTTGCTCAAAAAGAGTTGGACAAAGAGCTGGATGATTAAGTGTTGTAAAAATACAACGTTTGTTACTAATAACGAACCTGCTTAAAAAAGAGGCAAATTGCACAAAAAATGAGCACACAGAAAACAATTGAACTTGAGCTGCCTTGGCCGCCAACTGGCAACCATGCCACGAAGCACACTCGCGCTGGCGTCCACTACAAAACGGCTGAGGCAAAGTCCTACCGCGCTGCCATTGCCCAGCTGCTTGGCTGGAAGGGATTGGGCAAGGAGCCATTGATTGGCCCGCTCAAGGTTGAGTGGTTGTTGGCCCCACCTGACCGACGTGCTCGCGACGTGGACAACGCACGCAAGGAAGCAGCCGACGCCCTCACGCTTGGCAAGCTCTGGGTCGACGACTCGAACAAGGTCATCCGCAAAGAGACCTTCATTTGGACTGACCCTGAACCAAAGGGGAAGATTTTCTTGACGATAACTGTTGGAGATTTGACATGACTGACAACGTCATCGAATTCGGCAAGAAGCCAAAGCAAGCGACGCCGCCTGCGCCAGTCCATGGCGACATGACTGGCTACCAAACCGCCAGAGCAATCTCGCACCACTTCGGCATCACCATCTCAAACGACGACGCCATCAAGCTGGATCGCGCCCTGCGCGCTACCGTGTACCACTCGATGGAGCAGGCTCGCAAGGAAGAGCGAGAGGCGTGCGCAAAGATTTGCGAAGACGCGTGGATGGCATTCACCCAGCCAAGCAATGGAAGACCATCGCTGAATCCATTCCCAGAGCTTAGGTTTGCGGCAGAAAAAATTCGAGCAAGGGGAAACCAATGATCACCGTCATCAAAACCTACACCAGCGGCAACACAAGACCCGTCGCAGTCACACTGGCCTACCGCTGCACCGTGTGTGAGCGGATCTGGCCAGACATCATCAACGACCGTGAGAGGGCTTACGGACATACCTGCAAGGGGAAGAAATGAAACGAGAAGACATCATTCGCATGCGGCGAGAGGCCGACAAATTTGCCGACGAGGTTTGCTTTGGCGAGATCGAGCGGACGTGTGAAAACATGGAACTGGTGAGCGACGAGCGTTTTGCCAAGTTGGTGCAGTGGTACACCTTGGGGCAGAGCCTTGCAGGCTTGATTGATTTTCATGTTGCCGAAGAGCGTGAGGTGTGCGCGAGGCAGCTTGATTCCTCGGCAGACAGAATACGCGCTAGATTTGGCCCGCTTACGAATGACGACTATTTGTGCATTGGTGTTCTGTCGGTTGAATCTCAGAGAATCAGAGCAAGAGGTGAAGCATGACATCACAACTCGACAGCACAGGCGCAGCAGCCGTGGACCACAACTACTTCTGGCAACCCATCGAGACCTGCCCACGCGGCGCCAAGGTGCAGCTGTTGGGTAAAGGTGGCGTGGCCATGTACGGCCAATACCACGGCAAGGAAACTTTCTATACGCATTGGGCGCCATTGCCCAAGCTAAAGCGGGAGGCGGCATGAGAGATCTGATTGACGACGAGGGCGAGAACCAAGCCGTGCGCATGTTCCTGCTTTTGTACGGTGGCAACAACGGGTGCACAACTGGGCTTATGCGCTATCACCTGAAGATGTCTGGATTCAACAATGCTTGGCCCGAGTGGGCAAACAAAGACATGCACCTCACCAAAGCTGGTGCGCAACTGTGGCTTCGCCACCTATTCAACTTGGAGACTGCACAATGATTCGAATTCAACCAGACTGGTGCGGTGAGTTGCTCAGCATGTGGGCTGCCAAGGATTGGAGCGACGCCCAAGGCGACCTCGGCTTCCCTAACGTGTCACCCATGTTTGCCAAGACCACGGCGTTCGCTGCCGAGGTCGAGGACGTCGAGGGCTACAGCAGCGCAGAGCTTCGCGCCATGACCGCTGCAGTTGATTGGCTCAAGACCACGCACCCAGATCACTGGCGCGCACTCAGCCGTGAGTTCAGGCAGTGGACTCGCAGAGACCTCGCGCCCAAAGACAACGACCGCGAGCTAGTGCTCGAAGCTGGGCGAATGCTCGCAAAATATATTGATGAGACCCTCGGATAAGGTTCACATCTGTTATACAATCGCGCAACGCAATTTCGCGTTTGAATCGAGGAGACGAAGCCATGATCACACCACAAACCGAAAGCGGCCAAATCGTTGGCCACCGCACACTCACCAACTCAACTGTTGACCACCGTCAGCATCCACTCGTTGTTGGCTGGGTGCCAGTGCGCGCAGGAGCGCAAGAGCATGAGAACATTCCTAGCCGATTCAACGATCGCCTTGAGTACCGCGATGGTCGCGTGAAAGAAGTAGGCGCATGACGATCAACAAGCACGCAAAGACTGGGCGCATTCGCACCTTTCTGCGCGACAAGAAAGAGGGCATGAGTGCGCAGCTGATCGCTGACACTCTTGGCCTGGATGCTGATTACGTTCGCGTGATGCTGACTCAAATGCCAGACACGTACATTGAGCGATGGGACCGAACCAAGACTGGCCGAGGATGGCTTGCTGTGTGGAACGTGGCCCACGTACCGCCAGACGCCATGCGCCCTAAGTCTGCAGCTGTTGAGCGTCGCCTATACGACGCTCAGTACCGCGAGAGAAAGCGATACGCCAAGCGCAAGGCCGAGATGGCAGAGAAGAACGCAGCGTCGCAAGACATTGCGCCAACAGACAACAAGCCAAAAACTGTGTGGGTCACACCACCACCATGGAGTCACTGATGACGTACAAAGAAAAACTGAAGATCGCACAGCTAATCGGATCAATTGCTTGGAAGATCTTTGTTCTGGGTATAATGATTGTGATATGGGTGCACATCGTTGATGGACTCATCCACAAGGATTACATGCAGGTGTTGGCTTTTGCTGCGCTGTATGTGATTGTTCAACTCAATGAGATTGAGGAGAAGCTATGACACCAGAGCAGAAGTCTTATTACGAAAGCCAATTGACAAAGATTCGTCGCGGTGGATCGGCGCACGATGCCTGCATGCTGAACCATGTGTTTGGCATGGGTAGCGGAAACCTTGGCCCAATTGATCCACCGGTCGTGGTGTTCGGTCAAGATGATGACCCGCACTACACGCAGTACCTTCAGAACTGGGGTGAGGTCAACGCCTTGATTCAAAACCTAAGAGAAGAAGCCACCAAAGCTTGGGGCCAAGAACCATTGAAAGTAATTTATGACTGACAAAAATCAATACGCAGCGCCGCTCAAGTTTGACTTACCCGAAGAGAACAACATTGTTTTCTACAACGGTGGCAGCCCAATTGCTGAGAACGAAGTCATGCGCATAGATCGCAATGGCGTCAAGGTTAATCCAAAGCTGTCTACAGATGAGGCGACTGATGCCGTTATTCGCGCTTTGGATGGATACATCAAAAACTTGGCTAAAACCGAGTATGAGCGTGGGTTAAAAGAAGCATTAGATCAACAAGCGCAACGCGCACAACTGCCAGAGGCTCCGCTATGAGTGAATTAGAAAAAGAACGTGAGTTGTTTTTAAAAGCATTGCACAACTCCATTGCTTGGCAAAACCGATGCGTGGAACTTTATGAAATATTAGAAATGTTTTGCATGGATGCGGAGGCAACCTATGAGTAAAGAAGCACTAGCCAAGCAAGAGCAGGGTGAGCCTGTGGCGTGTCTGGTTGGTACCAAAGGTAGTGCGTTTGATACGCCTGAAACGAAACGTGCCTATACATACGCAGAGCAACCGAACAATGTTGTTGCCTACAAGCTGGGGAAATCTTGTGCCGCAGCCGCCAATAATCTTGGGGGCGACTCCATCGACGCTGGACTTTCTTTGTTGAAAGAACTGCAAGCAGATGGCTTTGGAGTTTTTGACCTTGGTGCTGAATACACCACACCACCGCAGAGCGAAGCTCGAGGACTCTCGCAACAACAACGCAAGCCGCTGACCGATGCTGAAATCCGTAAATGGTGGTCACGTGATAACGGCCTTGAAGATTGTGATATGTGCCAAATTGACGACTTCACAAAAGTTGTTCGTGAAGTCGAAGACCGCCACGGCATTAAGGAGTAAGACATGACCTACGTCATACCGCAACCATACAAGTGCGTCAAGTGCGACCACGAGTTTCAATACTCGCCACATCACACTCATCCAGCGCCTGTGCTGAGCAAAGATGTGGAGACTGATCGAGGAACATACAGTCAATCGATGCCTGTGTGCCCATCTTGCTGGGCCACGTTCTTGCTCGAGAACATTGGCATCGGATACCAGACAACTGTGTGGAACAAAGATGGCAGCGACTATGAGCGAGCATTGAAGGAGAAGAGCGCATGACATGCAAACACAGATACGAGCCGACCAACTTCGGCATCAAGTACCGAAACCCCAACTCACACTGGTGGTGCTGCAAGCGCTGCGGCCACACCATATTCTCTGGACTCAAGGAGGAGCGATCATGAGTGCCGCGAGACAATTGGCAGAGGCCATCAACACCGTTGCGGAGTCGCTAAAAAATCTTGGTGAGGCGATCTATGAGCGCATCACTCGAGAGTCGAAGCGCATCGACGCACTCGAGCAAGAGATCGAGCGACTCAAGCGCGAGCCTCGCAAATCATTTGGCCTAAAGATCAGAGAGAGATCATGAGCAGGAACGACATCACCGGCGACTCACTCGTGAGCAAGGCAGCCACCGAGGAATACAGGACCAACCTCGAGCGAGTGTTCGGGGTCAAGAAGCCTTGGTACATACGACGCGACGAGCAAGCACAACAGGAGCAGACAAGTGAACATCGACAAGCTGAATCTGGACAAGCCAGCGCCACTGACGAACGCTGAGCGCCAAAAGCGTTGGCGCGCAAAGCAGGCGAGTCGCGGAATCACCGTGGCTTTCCATGCCCACACCGAGGCCACGGCAGCCCTCATGTACCTTCGCAAGCAGTGGGGCTTCACCAGCAACCAAGAGGCGGTCGAGGCCGCGCTGCGCCACCTTGCGCTCGAGACTCGCATGGGTCTAAAGCGCATTCAGCTTGACGCCGTTGACGTGCTCGACCAGCGGTGATATAGTGCGCCTCGGAGCAGTGTCTCCAAAATCAGCCCGACGCGTGCGGGCTTTTTCGTTTTTATTGACCCCCTGCCGCCTCGTCGAACGTCCGTCTCCCGCTAGATGGGGATGGCTAGGGGTGTCATTCATCGTCTTGTGGAGACGCCACAGCGGACAAGAAAGCAGCAAAGAATGAGCGATACACCTGAAAAGAAACCAGCCAAGCGCAAGTACGTGCCAGAGACGGTGGCACTGCATCGCAAGCCAGAGCGCGACGCCGCTGAGGTTTTGCGTGAGCAGGTTCTTGCCGTGGCTGACGAGGTGTTTGATCGCTACGTGTGGGGCGAATCGTTTCAAGCGATCGCCGACACGCTCGACTTCAAGGTGCCCGGCTGGAAGCTGCGTGCCATCCTGATGGAGCACGAGACCACCAAGGAAACCTACGCCAAGATCGGCGCCCTACGCGCTCACAACTTGGTTGACGCTGCCATCGACTACGGCCGCAGCGCCGCAGCCATTGGTGACGCCGCGGGCTTTCGCGTTGCCGTGGACACCAACCTCAAGGTGGCGGCCAAGCTCAACGTCATGGACTATGGCGACAAGTCAAAGCTCGAGCTGACTGGCAAGAATGGTGGCGCCATCGAGGTCAAGGCTGACCTCACGCTCACCGCAGAGCAGGCTTACGAACGCATGGTCAAGGGAATGTGATGTACTACACATACACTCACCAAACAAACGATGGCCGCGTGTTCTACGTTGGCAAAGGCAAAGACCGCCGAGCATGGGCTAAAAGCAAGCGCAGCGAATACTGGAAGCGTGTATCAGAAAAGCACGGCCTAGTTGTCGTTATTGCCTCTACTTGGAACACAGAGCAAGAGGCGTTTGAGCATGAGAAGTTTTTGATCGCATCATTCAGGGCCATTGGCGCCGATCTTGTTAACTTCACGAATGGTGGAGAAGGTTCCAGCGGATGGCGTCATGATGAAAAAACTATTCAAAAAATCAAGGCATCTAACACTGGAATGAAGCGATCGATGCAATCCATTGTTAACAGCAGAGTCGCCAGAGCTGATTGGCTCGAGAGAGGCGTCCATGAATACTGGACGCCAGAGCGGCGTTTAGATGCACGCAATGCTGTAGCAGGAGAGAAGCACCCAAACTTTGGAAAAAAGTTTTCTGATGCTTTGCGAGCAAAGCTTTCCGCATCACACGTTGGCAAGCTTAATGGTGGTAGATCTAAACCTGTGAGATGCATTGAAACTGGTGTTGTTTTTCCATCTTCATCAGAGGCTGCAAGATGGCTAAAAAACAATGGCAATCCAAAGGCTGAAGGTCCGACAATTGCTGCCACAACGCGTGGAAAATATGCAACCGCATACGGCTACCGATGGGAGGCAGCATGAGGTTGGATGGTTACAACATTGATTTTGATTGGATCAATCCAAACTACGAAGAGATCTTCAAGGTTAGGCTTGAAAGATTGCAGCGCATGCGAGAGCAACCTGAGATTGTTCATCGTTTAAAAG